GCGGTTTGGTGGAGCAACGGCATCCTGCGGCGGAAACTCTATCAGCACCCGTTGGCCGGTCGTCGGATGGTTCCAATGGATGCCCCGAAACTTACACCACACCTTTTCGAACGACACGTATATCTCCGTGCCAGTATCAGACTGCTGGTCGCTAATGATCTCAAAATTATTGATCGGCGGGATGAACCGTTCGATGAATGGGCCAACGCTAATGCTGAAAAATATCACCAGCATTAGCGCGGCCCAGGTAACCAGCGTTGATTGGCGCACTTCTTTTTCGCTGATCATACCGAACCACCTCCGGCTAGCCCGCCATTGAGTACCCAAGCGACAGCCGCCAGGATAATCGCGCCCGCAATCAGCTTAAAAAAGTTCTTGGCGTTCGTGTCCGATGCGTCCAGGCGCTTTTCAACGGCGTCGAAGCGCTTGTCCATATGCTGACGGTCAACCTTTGCAACCGCGTCCCGCGTAATCATCACGCTTTGCCATTTTTCCAAGCTCACCACTTTATCTTCTAAGGCTTTCACCCGGATCGCGTTGCTTTCCTCTGTCATCGCCCGTCACCAGCGTCAGCCACATCCACCGCTTCCCAAAGAGGCCCCTTCACCAGAGCAATCGCTTTGTAATGATCGCTATGGTCATAGATGCCGATAACATCCTTCATCCATGATTGCTTCTTTCGCCACGTCTTATTAGCGCCCGCGACTTTAATCAGGCACTCAGTCCCGGCAAGATTAAAAATGACAGACAATGATCCACGCTTCTGCAAGCCGTGCCGATGGCGACATTTTCCAATAGCAATATCGTGGGTTTCTTTGTCGAGATGCAGCCAGCGTTTGCCCATGTCTATCCCCTATAACCTGATCGGTTCTTGAACGCTCGTCAAAGCCCCCGTCACCGCGTAATTGCCACCGTCGCCACGATTAACATGGAAGTCAGTCTGGTCGCCATTAAGATAGAAAGGCGGCGTAACCCCGAATGGCTTCTGCCCCGCTGTGCCCAACCTAACAGGCTTGCCACCCCGAATAAACGACTTCACATCGTCAGGAGTAACAGCCCGCCCAGGATCACCCATCCACCATTCAGCAACATCAACCGGCGAACGAAACGAGCCGCCCACGAGCGACCCGACTGACCAGCGCGTGACCGACAAATTCATTGTGCCTGCAATTTCAGTCCTGATAGACCCAGCGTCTGCCACGCCGTCGATATACAGCAGCGACTCGTCAGCGCCAGTCGTATCCATGTAGGTAAATATATGATGCCAATTGCTATCTGTGAATGTAGCGGTTGTGTCCCACCGCCAGATAACAGTATTCGAAGAATTGCGAGCCTGCGTGATGATCTTATCGGACGCAGCCAGATTAGAGTACCAACGAGACGACACGGCTTGACCGATGTAACGCGATGTTCCCGCTCCACCCAATACACGAAACCAAAAAGACACCACCTGTCGCGTGGCGTCAGCATTGTTCGACGAAGGATTGACTTCGATATAGTCATTCGTCCCATCGAAGCTCGCCCCGACAGCAAGATACTGATCAGCCGCTGCCCGCCTACGACGTAGGTTCGCCGCCCCCATCAGTATGACACGCGGATCATGGCCACCACATCGATGTCCTGAGACCCGCCGCCGCCCGATGTGAGTATCCTGATTTTATCTGGACGCTCCAAAAGCTCAACAATATCAGCCGCCGTGATCGCAATCAGGGCGCCCGACAAGTCACGAAGCTGCGCCCAAGTGGTGCCATCATCGTTTGATCCCTGCACCTGTACTGTCGCACCATCGAAAGTGCCGAAGATTTGGACATTGGCGTCGAGAATTTCACCACCAAGCCGGAAGCCCTCCCCGTCTGCATTGCTGCTGGTAAGAGTTTCCCAGGTGACTGTGTGGCCGATGGTCCCGCTGCCGATGTCCGGTGTCGGCGCGAGGTTCAAAGCGTGAGTTACCGTTGCCATTGATATGGCTCCTTTTTCTGACTAGGCCCGCCAAGGGGCTGGTTTTGTTTTAATCACAGGCGCATCCGCTTTTTTCTTGAGCTTCAAACGAGCCGCGTCTTCTGTAGTGATGTATTTCGCAGCATTGCCGCCAGCATCAATGAAGTCTTTGCACCGAATATCCTCCACCCATTTGCACACCTGGGCTTCACTTAAATTTGTGAAGTCTGTGAACTCCTGGCCCGGAGAAGGCATACGAACGATGCCATGCTCTACTCCCTCATAACCGCCGTCCGAAGCCACGCAACAATAATTAACTTGTTTGACGACATCCGTGCGTCCGGCTTCATCGGTCGTTGTAAAGCTGTAGTCCCATTGAATCTTCATATCATCCATCCCTTATGATCCGTCGAGCCGCAGTGCCATATAGGTCCAAGTTCTGTTGCCAAAGCTAATCGCTCCAGCAGTATGATTTGTCACGCTGATCGTGAGCGTGTTCGTGCCCGTTATATGAACTACGACCGACACCCCCGCTGGAATTGTCGAATTGCAACTCCAAGCCAAGCAATCACTGATAAGCGCCCCGGTGAAAGTGCGGGCCTGAGTCGTTGTAGCGTTGGCCGCACAACTTCCTACATCGAATACCTCAGTCAGATATAAAGCCTTTGGGGTAATCAGCGTTGTACTGGGCGACACTGAAACCCTGGAACCGCTCGCAGGATCAGTGTCAATATCTGGGTCATGCTGTGTCGCGTTGCCTGTAGAGACAGAACTCACCGCCTGTATCAGCCCGCCTGTAACGGCTTTAAATCCTGTGGCGACATTATCGACACTTTGCGCTGCTGTGGCGTTGATTGTGGCCCCGAGAGATGAATAATAACCATCGCTCCCATTGAAGCTGGATCCACTTTCCTCGAAGGAAACCATGCACCGTGTTACGGATGCGCCACGAGAACCGTTCCCAACTAGGTTTGTCTGGTTGCACTCCATAAACGATTGAGTAAAGGAAACCCCGGTCGCCGCATTACCAAGCGATATCAAGCCCGTCGCCCGGCCATAACAGCCATTCGACGCGTTAACCCCGCCACCGGCATTGCCAATCATTCGAGTCCCGATAAGGTGAACCAGCGCAGCGCCAACGATATAGCAGCCGTCAGCCCCATTCTTGGTCACATGCCCGAAGTCCATCCAGCAAGACCCGCCCACTTCGCTGCGATAGCCCTGCGTAGAATTGCCCATCATGCGAGTCGCGGAAAGCCGCGTATATGCGCCAGTCCCGCAAAGAACGCCGATGCCGACGTTGCCGTTAATAGCTGCCCCTTCAAGCCATGCTTGCCCGCCCTCAGTTACATTAAGGCCCCGGTAAGAAGCGCCCGTAAACATACCGTCCTTAGCGTACAGCATGCAGCCAGAGGCTGACCAAGCGCCATAACCGAACCCAAGAACTGCCGTGGCGCTGCCAAGTGAAATTTCACCGGCGAACCTATTACCATCGCCTCGGCAATCTAAGCCTATGGTGGCTGTCCCGGTTCCGCCGACGATAGCCAAATTGTTTATGTCGAGCGAACCACGGTCAACCGTGAAGCCATCACCACCCGTCGTCTTCAACACGGATGTAAGTGCCTTGATGTTCCCGCTTGTGATGTTCTGGATTGGCGGCGCGTAGGCACTCTGGCCGGTATGCGTCCATGTCACATCGTTACCGGAAACCGCCGTGACCTCCCAACCCCCCTCATGGTATTCGCCCAAGGTTAGCGGGCCATGAGCAGCACCAGAGCCGACAGTCATGGACTCAGCCAAGGTCATATTCGTATCGTCAGCAATCGCTGACACGACGACACAGGCCGCACCGTCAGCAAAGATCAAATCCCCAACATTGTACTCCGTCAAGAATGCCGTGCCGGTTCCCGTAACGGCGGTGCCAGAAATGGCAACTGTCCCAGTGCCAGGGCGAAGATGGAACCAGTACTGCACCGCGCCAATATCTCCGGCGAACGCCGAGGACAGTGTAAAAGAACTGGCCGCAAGAGACGATATTTTTCGCACCTGCCCTTGAACGAACACAAGATCGCCATCTGCCATGTATGTCGTGCCATCATCCGTAATGGTGGCTGATGTGCCGGATGTAGTCAGCGCCCCCATTTGGAAAAAGCCAAGGTGCATAGCACCAGCGACGGGACGCCCCGCGTAAGCCCCAGGTAGAGCTACACCCGGCTGGACATCCTCTACCCGGAGGACATCACCCACGCCGATGCCTGTAGCATCAGCCAACGTCCCAGTGACGGACCAAGCCCCCGCCGAGCCCGTTACCGATACGATATCCGTTAGCGTCGTGCTGATGGGCGTCTGCCCACGATACTGAATGCGGGAAGAATCAGGATGCGAGGAATTGAGAATGTCGCCAGCGACAGTAAGCACCTCGCCCAAAACCGTGACAGTAACCGTGGCGCTAGGGCTAATCCGTCGGGCCTCAAGCCAATCTTGCGCCAACTGCATCGTGGTGTAATCACCAGCCGCCCCGACTGTTATCTCTGTGTCAACAATGATGATGTCACCGATGGCATCACGTTCAACAACCTCAAACGTCAGCGCGTCCGACCCAATTGTCGGGTTAACCGTTCTGAGCGTAAACTCTGTTTTTGCGTAGGTCGCCCCCTGTGCCACCCGAACGCTTGTGCCTTGGACCGCGTCTCTAGCCCCGTTGAAGTCAGCCGCGCGAACCCAGCTACTGGTATTGGCCTCATATATCGCGTTCTCAACCCCATCGGTCTGCTGCCAGACCAGCACCCTATCGCCAGTCGTCACCGTCACTGTATCAATGACTTGCAGGCCAGATAGCGTGATGTTCGCGGTTGTGGCGACGACCGCAGGAGCTTTAACCGCTACGGATGTGGTCAGGCCGTCAATCCTGTCCGTCTGTGTACTCGGCATAGGTTCCGTCCTCTTATCCCGTTTTGGCTAGGCCAAGCTCGTCGCCCACGCCTTCTTGTAACTTATTTAACTGCGTCCGTATGTAGAACAGATTCTGCAAAGGAAGAAGTTTGCGGAATGCAGTGATATCCCCTCGGCTAAAGTCACCACTGAACGCGGCACCGGAGGCGGAAAACATATCAGTCAGCAAGCCCATTGTTGGCCCCAAGATAGACCCGACAGCGTTCCGACTAGCATAGCGCGACATGCCAGGGCCGTCATCAAGAGCGGACAGCCCAATAGTTCCGCGAGTTGCCTTCTCTAGCGTGTTGTGCGCGTCGAAAGCCCAGCCGAAGGCACCGGATCTATCAATCCCCTCCTTGATCAATGTGTAGGCGTCCGTCTTCACATCACGCCCCGCGACCTGCTGCTTTAGAGAATACGAGAGGGAACCAGCGGCTATCATGCCCGTGAGCCCGATCAGCGTTGCCGCGTCTCTCTGCTGGACGCCCTGCATGGTCACGCGGGACTGCGCCGCGACCGCAAACGACCGGAACTGACCGATCAACCGCCAGCCGTTGCGGGACATCCACAAAGGCCTTTCCTGCCCCGGAGTGACAATCATTCTGTCTACCTCGGCAGCCAGAGCCCCGCGCAACCTATTCGCCGCGTCTGCGTCCTGCCACCGTTCCCCGTTCGGCATAGTGGTCCCGCCGACATCCTCACCATGCCGGTCAAGCATGCCGACCATCCGGCGCGCCCATCCTGCATCAATGCCCATCTGAGCCAACTTCGCCGCGTCCTTTGGGCTTGCTGTCCCCGCCGCCATCTGGCGAAGAGCCGGGAGCATGCGGGACCATGTAACGATACCCGCCATGTTTTTCGCGTATTGGTTCCAGTAGTTCATCAGTGAAAGCTTGGTGAACACCGCCGTCCCGCCTTGGACCGCGCGCTCGCCTTTAGTCAGCCGATGGTGTTGAAGGTTAAAGTCAGCGACAGTCTGCACCCGGCTTGATGACATAATGTCGTCTGCAACATTGAACGCCTGCAGTTCCTCCAGCATCATGCCCCGCGCCTCTTTCGACACGACCGCCTGAAGGGCTGGGACTAGGCCAGAGCGCTTGAACCCATTGAGCATGACGATGTGAAACATGTCCGGGATAGCAGAAAGTGTCATGCCGCCCAGCAGCCGCATATAGTTCCAGCTGAGTGCCACATTCTGCGCCCGATAGGCCCACCCCTGCGGCTCGGCAGGCAGCGCGTAAACGCCTCGGAGCCTGTCCCGGATGCCCGCGACGGATTTTATGTCGGTTTCTTTGCGGGTTTGCAGACGGTTCATGTCCTGCACCGACAGGCCAGGAGCGCCCATCTTGGCGTCATAGTCAGCCTCAACAGCCTTAATCTCTTTCTCCATCCATCGACCGCTTTCACCCGGCACCCCAAATCGCTTGGCGAACTCGACGTCCGGCCCCATCGTGTTCGTGTAGATGGTCGAGGTTAGTTCAATATCTTGCTCCAGAAACTCATCGTAGCGAATGCCGCTCCTGCTGACGAAGTCATCCGGGATAGCCCAGACGCGAGCCATCGTTGACCCACGCTGCCCCGCCTTGTCGCTTGCCCCGTACCCGGAAACACGCGATGCCTCGTCCCCGTCTTCTTTCGTGAACCGATCATAGGGCAAGCGTCCGTCCGGCGTCCCGACGATCCGGTTGGCGATCTCTGACGCGATATCGTTTAGTTCAGCGCGGCTCATATCCTTCGTTTCGCGTGACGCGATCATGCGCTTGATGGCTTGATCAACGGCATCGTCGGCAGACCTTAAGCGCGGGGCATCACCTACATCGGCATACCGCCTGCTCTCACCACGCGCGATCTTCTCTGAACGAGCATCCTCTGCCGCATAACGCGCCTTCAGCGCGGCCTGGGCTGACTCCGCAGTGTTACCCTGCCAGCTGCCGACAATGGCCTCCTTGGACGCTCTTAGCCCCGCGACGGCATCATCATGCGCCCTTTGCTCGGCATCCAGGTCGCCCATGCGTTCCTCAACAGCGTCGAGGCGGGCGGTTAGCGTATCTGTCCGGCGCGAAGCAGCGCGAGCTTCCATGCCGCGTTCAGCAGAACGTGCCGCAGCAGGGCGCCGGTTCGCCACAGCGCGCTTCTTGGCTTCAACGGCCTTCTTGATGGTGGCGCGCATTGCGGACAAAGCAGACTGCCGAGTGCGCAGATTGTCAGCGCCGCCTTCTACAGGCTCGACGGGATCAGCCCCCGCCTTCTGCATTGCCTCGATTTCAATATCCAGGTCTTCAAGTGTCGGCCCCTGACCGGCCCGGTCACTGTCGAGGTTCGCGATAAAGCGATGGAACGCCACAGGATCTGACAGATCAATGCCCGCCTGCCCAGCAGCTTCCTCCAGAGCCTGAACGTACTCGACAACGAGCAGATCCTCTTGGCGGTTGCCTGGGGAGATAGTCGGATTCCCCTCTAGTTCGCGGCGGATCATCTCGACCAGCTTGTCCTGTATGCCCCCGACCTGTTGCGGATCTAGGCCATGATAGCCACGCTCCATCAGGAACTCGCCAGCGCTATCCTCCAGAGACAGGCCATTTTTGTTAATCAGCCCCGGATGCGTCCGAGACGTGATGCCAAGGGCAGCCAGTTCGCCGCCGACATCCGTTAGCCCGCCGCCTGCCCGCAGGTCAGAAAGCAAGGTCCGCAGCTTAGGTGCCTGTTTCCTGCCAGACAAAACCTTGAACGCGCCGAAAAGCTGATCATCAGATCGAATTACATCCATCGCCTCGGATGTATCCATGCCCAACGCTTCAGCGTCCCCAGCAGAAGCCTTTTTCTTTAGAGCTTCAAGAGCGCCTATTTCTCTATTGAGCGCATCGACCTCGGCCTTATCCGCCCTGGCGTCCCCCCGCATAGCGGCCAACTCGGCCTTCATTCGTGCGATGTCTGCGTCAATATCTGAAAGCTTCTCAGCCAGGAATGCTGACCGCGCAGTGTTGCGATTGTCGGACATCCGGGCTTCAGTCAGACGCGCCTGCAGTATGCCCTGCGCCTTCTGTGCGGCGACCATCTTTTGCGAGATGGTTTTCCCCGTCACATCAAGCGCTGACTGCTCAACATCAAGCACCATAGCCCGGTCAATCAGAGCGCGCTTTGTGGCTTGATCTTCCTCCAAATAATCAGCCGCCATCTCAACAAACCGAGGCCGCTTGTCCACAATCTTTGCAGTGTCATAGACACGGTTCAGATATTTCATCGCGTCGGATTCTGTCAGGATATGATCAGGCAGCAGCTTCGCCTCTATGGCAGCCTTGAGCCCAGGGAGATAGACGTGGTCCCGGTAGAACTCAGCCGCCGCCTTGATCTCTGCATTCTCTGCCGTCTCAACACCGTGCCGTACAGCCTGCCCCACAGCGCGATTGAAGTCGGTCTTCGTCATGAACCCATCAGGCGCACCGCGAGCGTCAAGGACCATCCTTAAAGCAATGCGACCTTCCCGCACCGCATCCCCGGCGAAGGCGTCCACAGACATCTTGCGATGTTTCATGAACTCCAATTCCATGACGCGCTTGCCAGCGATAGCCCGAGCCCGCCACGGTCGGATCAGCGTCTCGACGGGGAGATCCGCATCGACCTCGCCCCGTACATGACTTTCACGCATGCCCGACGTCTCAGCCATAGAATGAGCCAAGCGCTGCGATAGTGCTGACGGAGATGTTTCCAGCCACGCAATCGGGTCGCCTATCTGACGGGCGATCACAGACATCGAGTGTCCCTGGCGAACGAGATTATCCATCTCAGCATCAGACAAGTTTGGCCGCGATTGGTCTAAGGCTGAACCCGAGCCCCCATTATCATTTGCAGGAGGCCGTTCAGCACCCGGCACGGCGTTCCCGTCTTCAACGTCTGACCGCTCTGCTGACGCCACCTCGCCAGTGAAACGCGCCTGCTCTGCATCCATTGCCGCCTTGCGCTCGACGACCATCATCCGGCCCATCGCCGCTTCAATCTCAGGAGATATCTTGACGCCCAAGGCTTTGGCGTCTTCATAAATTTCTACCAGCCAGCCCCGGAACTTATTAAAGAGGCCTTGCAGTTCAGGCTTCGGTGGCTTGCCCGTCCGCATGTACTGCTCAAACCCGCTTGCCCATTGCTCATGCTGTGCGCGAGTTAGCGCCTCGCCATCAGTCGCCCCAAGCCATTTGCGGATAGCCGCGACATCAGCCACGACATCATCAGCAGCGCCGGTTCGCGCCGCGAGCCCTTCATATAGGTTCAGGAAGAAATGCGCCCCCTCATGCGCTAACGACGATGCGTCAGCCCCATTGAACATGGTTATGATTGCCCGAGGGTCATCGACGCTTGGCAACTGGATTTGTGCGCGTGGCGCGTTTTTCTTCTGTGCGCCGACAGCAGGATCGCCAACTTTAGACTGAAACAGCAGATGCTCATGCTTCGTCACATCGACACGCCGCTCGGCATCGCTGGCATACTCTTCAATCCGCAGGCCAGCGCGTTCAAGCACAGCCCTGGCCTTGGCGGGAAGGTCGTGCGGGACGACAGCAGCATCGAACTCATCCAGAGTGACGATCCGGTTTAGTTTGGCCTCAAAGTATTGCGTCGGAGCCAGCCGGAGATCATTGAGATACTGCACGATGTCCGTCTTTATCTCAGCCGGTAGGTCATCGAATATCTCATCAAGAGCCCGTGGCCCCTTGGATGCCATCTCCGCCATGACGTCAGAAAAGTCATCAATATAGCTGAAGCTCTTTTTGTCGAACTTGTAATAGTCCCGCGCTGACTCTGCCATGTCCATGATGCGCTGCTGGAACTCGTCCTTCATGTCCTTAATCTCGGCCTCGGTGACAATCCGATCCCGGTCAGCCATGACGTCCTTTAGGTTTTTGAACTTCTTGGCATGCTTGGACCGGATAGTGCCGGCGCCATAGTTAAAGCCCTCGCCTTCCTTCAGACGCGACTTCATATCCTTCAGCACATTATCTATCGTATGCGGGGCATAGCGTCGGTTCCTAGCATTGGTGAACCCCTTAAAGATGCGCTCTTTGTCGATTAGGCCTTCCGTGCGGCCATCTAGCCACTCGTCAAAATCATCCCGCCGCCCGTCAACAATGTTGTGGAGTTCTGTTGTGTCTGCCCGCCCTGGCTCACGCAAAGGCACCTCAATGCCCCGCTCATCCAAATACAGGATGCGGACAGCGTGATCCGAGCTAAACCACTTCAGGCCGTCGCTCTCCAGATCAACACGCATTGCGACCTGCTTCGGATCGAGGCCAGCCCGCTCAACAGCAGCGGTGATATCGGCTTCAAGCGCGTCCAGAGCCTTGCGGTTCGTTGTGTAATCTATGGACGGATAGCGCGGTGTGTAAACGTCAGCATCATAGATCCCGACGCCCTTGGCCTTCGGGTCCACAAGATCAGGCGCACCGATAAGGCTGACCTCTCCAAAGTCATCGAACCCTACATCAGCCCGCGTCACAGCGAGCGACGGCATTGGCAGCCCGCCCATCTTGTCAGCGTGAAGTAGTTTTCCGATAGAGAGATTGTGAGCGACGAACAGGCGACCGTCTATTTCTGCGCCGCCGTTCTCCATGTCAGGAGCGGCGTCAGCCGCACTCTGATAGAGGATGTTGGGGCCATCACTAGGCGCGAGCGGCAGGGCTGCGTCAGGAGACCGGCCCTCGGCCCACGTCCACTCTGGCATAAGGCCCATCTTCTGATTGGCGAAGACGGTGTCCTCGACCTTGGCTGTCTTGTTGGCCTCCGCATGCGGGCCGTAGTTAAGCCAACTATTCTGGCCTCGCGTCTCTGACGTCATCGCGCCTACAGCGTCACCCGTGAATAAACGGCTGTGAGCCTGCCAAGCGTTTTCCTCGCCCCTCGCGCGAAACCCGCTTCCCTCAAGCCCGTGGCCGAAAGCGTCGTGGACGGCGCGGAATAGATCGTTCGCGCGCACCTCGACCATGTCGCCGGTCTTGGCATCGCGCATCTCGCGGCCTGAAAATTCCATCAGCATGTTGTCAGCTGGGTCGAAGTCGGCATCCGTGCCGAACCCGTCGCCGGTCGGGAACACCGCCATCCGCTTGTTGTCGCGAAGATCCCGCATGGCTTCCCAAGGGTTGCCGTTGTACGGGTCGCTGGCCGGGTCCATCAGGTAGAACTCGTAGCCGTCGTCGATCAGTTGTTGGTATTGATCATCGACCTGATTGATCATCGCCCGGTATGACGCCTGCACCCGAGGGTCGCCCGGAGCATGCGGCATGGCGTCATAAGCATCAGCTATCCGCCGTGAGCGAGCCTCGTCTATGCTTACAAATTCGCCTTGTCGCCGGAGTTCGATGCCGTGTTTGGCGGCGTATCGCTCTGCGGCATCGACGAGGCCGATGATGGGGCCGAAGGGCTTGCCTCCGATTTTGGTCGCGCTTGGGAGGGGCTCGGCCCGCGTCGGCGGCGCAGCAGCATATAGTTCCGCCGCGCCTCCCCCCGGCCCTGGGGATCGTCCTCCTCGTCCAGGTCCGCGTTCGGGTCCGAATACGCCATCGACTTCTCCTTGATTAAGAGTTAGCGGGCCTTCCTGGCCTTCAGCCAGTTTTCCATCTCGAACTCGTCCTGTTCCTCCGAGCGTGTCGGGTTCTCCAGGTCGTCCAGGCGTTCCGCTTCGTCCCAGTCGATTGTTGACGTATTTTCTGGCGGCGTTGGCGTAGTCTGGTGCGTCGTCGTCCGCATAACCTCGCGCTCCCTCTGCGTTGCCCTTAGCACTATCATATAGTCGCTTTTCTGGATACCACAATAAGGCCTGAAGGTCGCTCATGGTAAGTTTTGCGTTGCTTAATTGACGCATCTCTGGGCTGTCGTTGAGTTCACCGAGGGCTTTCGTAAAGACCGCCCTAATGAATGTCCGCTCCCTGGGTCCAGACGGTGCCTCTACCTGCCCGTCGAGGTATCCATAAAGGCCATTAGCCGCCTTCCTCAGTAGAGCGCCGCCATCAACAGCATTCAGCCGCTCCCGCCACGCAGGGTCCATTGAAGCTTTTTTCGTAACCGCCGCCAAGACATCAATCTCGGCCTTTGTCATGCGTGTCGCGATACGCGCACCAGTGCCTTTGTATAAGGCGCGCATTTGGCGTAATTCATCGGGCGAGGCCACTGAAAAAAGTGCGGTGATTTGCGCCCGCTTCTTCGCCTCCATCGCCGCATTGCGCTTGATGAGTGTACCGCGCCAGCGCCCGACCGTCCGCATAAGCCAGCGGTCCATCGTTAACTCATCAAAATTTCCGTATAGGTTTGAAAAGAACCCGTTACCTATCTTCGGCCCTAGAATAGACGCCCCACGAACCAGTGTATCCTTGCCTTCGCCGCTAATTTTAACATCGTACTCAGCCTCGATCTCCCGAACCGTGGTTTTCTTGTTCATGAAATCGACTAACTTGGCGTGATCACCATCAAACCGCGCAAGCATCTTGTGGTACATGCCGAGGCCCGAATTGATAGCAGACGCGGCATCGCCAATCCCCGCATTTGTAGGGAAAGACCCCGTGGTCTGTAGCGCCTCGTAAGCTTTGCCCGCAATCTCGAAGTTTTTGTCAACCTTTAGTCCGTTGGACGTGACGGCCAACGCCCATATGAATTGAAGCTTATTGACAAGGTTCGTCGCCACCTCTGGGTAAAGCTCGGCAACAGATTCCAGCGCCGCCGTCACAGTCCGGTCATACCAGCCAATGGCGTTGACGTTATCTTGCAGTGCTTCAATGGCGTCACTTTTGAGCATATCAGCAAGGCGTCGGATGTTTTCTGGCGTTAGATCGGAGAGGTCAATGCCTTCCTCTCGCTGCGCCGCCAGCGCCGCTTCCTGAAGGCTGACCTTGAACTCTCGGCCTGTTGGGTACACCTTGGTTGCCGCCATCTCCCGTGCCTTCGACAAGGGGCTCTCTGTGGCCCCCTGATACAGTATGCGCGGGTCGCTGGGGTCGTAGGTGCCTCGGTTATTGACGGACTTGATCTGAGTCGGGTCGAAGGCGACGACCTCTGATATTCCCCTGTCGGTTCGCACCACAACACCGTCAAAACCGTTCTCTTTGGCCCACGCAGAGAAGCGATCCGATTCTGAACTGATAAGATTGTACGAGTGCCGGTTGTCAGCCCGGTCTGCACTCTTAAAGCCTGCCTCTGACAATCGAGCGCGCGTAGCAGGCCAGCCTTCCTCGCTCAAATCAAACTCGAATGGCCTCTCCATTTTGACATGCGCCTCAATAACTCTGCCAACGTCTTCGCCCTGATCGTTCAGCGAATAATCGAAAGCCTCGTCCGCATCGTCCGTTAGGTAAATGCCCTTGCCGTAAAACCCGCCATCCCGTTCTGTTGCCGCCGATGTGTCGAAGCCGTCGAAGTCGCGAGGCGTCCCATGATAAAACGTGCTTGGCTCGCCAGTCTCAGGGTCGAGTAACTTGCCCTCGCCAAACCACGCCCGGAACTCCGGCGTCTCAGTCTTAACCCGGCCATCCTGATTGTACGTCACGCCGTCAGGGTCTGGCTTTGCCTTTGCTTCCAGGTCATCGACCTTGGCCTGCAGATCATCAACGGCGCGAGACGATGGCGCGAACCCCGGCGTCCCGCCTTCATCAACGGACTTCACAGTGCTAGTCGAAACTATGCGCCCGTCCCGGATCTCCAGAGGATAAGCAGCGCGGAACTCATCGAACGGCATGCCAGACCGGACCACAGCGGCCTCATACTGGCGCGTCAGAAGTTCAATGCTCGCCTCGATCTGGTCTTCAGGCAGAGAGGACGACCGGGAAGCTTGCTCCATTAAATCTGATTGGAATGCTTTGACGGCGGCATCATGCTCTTGCGTCCGGGCTATGTTCGGGAGCGCCGCCAGTCTGGCTTGGCTTCGAGCCGACCGAGATGCAAACGCGCCGATGCCAGCGCCCAGAGCCCCACCCAGGAGCGCACCCGACGCAGTCCCGATCAACGCCTCTAACTGAGAACGACCGGGCTGCGCGCCGTACAGGATAGCCTCGTCGATTGCGGCGCCCGCGCCGCCCCATGCCGCCGTGCTAAGGCCTGTTCGCCATGCGGCTTGCCCGACCTTGAGCCCGCGGTAGATTTGCCCGCCAGGAAGCAGCATCGTCGGAGAAGCCGCCGCACTCAGCAAAACGGCCGCCATCCCCATCCAGCCGCCCTCATCCAAAGTCTTTTGATGCTTACGGTAGCGGTCCAATTCCGCCTTCATGGCGGTCAGTTCTGTATCGTTGTTTACGCCAACAAAGCTATCCGCGAATTGCTCGTACCCGCTAATGCGGCTGGCCTCAAACGGGTCATATTCAAGGTCGATCTGCGATGCCCCGCCACGATAGCGAAGGCTCGACGCCAAAGCGCCGCCAGGGTTCTCTGTCGCCCAAGCAGCAGGCAGCACTTCGCTAAAGAACGATCCCTTGGGAGACCAAAAAGACTGCTCCTCTGGAACCGGCGCGGGCGCTTGGCCACCTTGGCCCTCGATGATGTTCTTAGCTGAGTAGAATGCCATTACTTAAACCACCTCTTCATCCGCGATATGATCGAAGGCTTATCCTTGCCCAGCTGCGCCGTTATCTCCGCATCGGAGAAACCTTTCTTTTTCATCGCCGCTTTAACGACTGTGCCTAACTCTTTTATGGCCCTCTGCAGGTCAGATGATTCGCCGTATCTACTCTTACCTAAAATAGAAGGCGCGACATCGCCCTTTCGGTTGACATTAACACCCGCCGCTTCAAGGCCTGTTGCTATCTCAGTCTTGCTGTAGAACGTCCTCAGATACCTTATGTGGTCTTCGTTAGTGGGATCTACATGTCCCTGACTGTAGGCATTCATTACGTCAACGTAGTTAATGAACCGGACGTGATCGCTGAAGCTGCGTTCTGCGTCCAGCACCCGCTCTATGGCCGAGCCCTTCAGAAGCCCTTCCTGCCGCAGCATGTGTAGCCCTTTATGAGTCAACTCATGCGCCACAGTGACCGGGGTCATCTCCGCGTAGAATTTGTGGAAGTCACTCCTATTTACATCTAAGTCGCCAGCCGCAATTTTTATCTTGCCGGTTGCTTTATCATAAGTACCTCTAAGACCCGTCTTTTTCCCAAGCGGCCCCGTCGATAGGGTATTAGATACGCCGCCGTTCTTCTCAATATCCGCCATAGCCAATTTAGCTAGTGGGTTGTTTTTGAGATACGGGTCTATAGCGTGGCTGAACTCGCCATCCGCCATATCCACCAACTCAGGAGGCACTTCTGTGCGCGTACCGAGAGTATCGTCGCCTGCGCCACCACCGAGATCGTCAACGCCCTGCCCGCCGCCAAGTTCCCCGCTAAGTTCGCGACTGCGCGCCTTCGCAGCTTCTACTGCTTCGGACTCCGTCGTGAAGCCTGGGATCACCTCACCCGTCTCTATGTCCAACACCTGATCGTTGGCGTTCGTCATCTTGGGTATCCCATAAAGAGCAGCGGTCTCTGCCCTCGACGTCATCTTACCCCAATTGAGCGACGGTATATTGTACCACAGGCCTGTTGAAGGGTTTTGAACCGTCACACTTAGCTCAGACTCAGCTTCGCCCTTTGCGTTCCTGTAGATCACCCTCCCATATTTTGTTTTTTCTAAATCATCTGGCGTTGTGGCATCTGGCGTCGTGGCATGGAAATACTCGCCATCCGCAAGCTTCACTGATTGCGCGTGCCTTTGGGCAGTATTGCGGTCAGCCGCCAACTGGTCTTTCCGGTCATATATCGGTACGCCCTTGCTCTCTGGCGTCTCGTCCGAGACATCAAAAGCGGGAGGAGCCTTGCCGTGCTTCTCGGTGTAGGCGTCAACCATGCGCTTGATCATCGCGTCACGGTCAGCGCCCGGTTCCAAACCAGCGGGAATGCTGATCCAGCGCAGGAAGCTTTCATCATCCGCCACAGCCTCGGCCAGACGGGCTTCATTCATTGGCATCCGTGCAGCAATAGCATCCGCTGTCGCTTGCGCTTGGGCCACACGATCCTTGCGGGCATCAGCTATCGTCGCCGCGTTAGCCATATCCGCTCCAGCTTGCTGCCGCTTCTGGTATGGAGACCCGTTAAACTCAGGCTTCCATATCCCCGGCGCAGCGACCCCATCCGTCCCATCGAAGTCAGGACCAGTCCGGTCCCGGTAATTAAGCACCAGCTGCCCGTCTTTGAAGAGGTGATAACCGACCACATCATCTGTCTTCAGGTCGATCACGGCGCGCATCGATACGCCTTCCATCGCGGCAGTAATCCGCTCGCGGATTTCCTTCTCTGTAGGGTCGCGGACCTTTATGACATTGCCCTTGGCGTCCTCTTGCTTAATTTTCGCGTAGATATCAACATAAGGGAACGCGCCCGCGACAAGATCCTCCTGCATCCACGCGATAACCTGCTCTGGAGGGAGGCGACCGCCCAGCAGCGCAAAGGCACTTTTCTCGGGCGGATATTTCATAACACCCTGGCCACTAACGCCGGTCTTGCCATAGAGCGGCTTCATTAAGTCGATGGTGTTTTCCTTAGCATTCTCGACAGCGCGGCTGATTTCCATCTCGCCACCGGTCGAACGCGCAACGCGGGCTCGTAAGCTGTCCTCTACACTCTGCCTCGCCCCCATATAGGCATTGGTCCCAGGCTGGAGCCCAACACCCTCCATGACAGCCTCGACCATTGCGTCGATGTTCCTGACCTTATCGTCATTCTTGCCGTCCAGATATTCGGTGACTTCAGCGGCCCGCTCGGCGTTCGCCGGTGTATGCAAGGATCGGCCTAACTCCAACGCCTCCCTTTGCACCGCGCCCTGGCCGATGAGCCGGTTCACCGTCAACGCAAGATCATAGCTTTTACCCATGCGGGCAGGCAGGCCGATGTCTTCCTGCGCCATTGCGTGAGCCGCGTCGATTGCCGCCATCATATCATCAGGGTTTGCCCCCAACTCCAGAGTGTCCCTCATAAGCTTCACAGCCGCTTCTGGGGTACGGTGGACGGTGATAGCTATGCCGGTGGACACTTCCAGCTTATCCGCAAGCGTGGCGTCCTCCGGGAGGCCCGCCCACATGCCTTGCTGCATGATATCCAAAGCCTTGACGTCGATTTTAGACCTGGACTCGAATGGCTTCTTGCCGCTCGCAATGTCGGCAATACGGCCCTGCATTGCAACGGCTTCATCGTGGTCCTGCTTTTCCTTGGCCAGCTTGTTTATCTGGGCTTGGCTCATGTACTTCGCGTCAGGGTCCGCGCCCCCGCTCTTGCTCAGAGCCTCTTTGCGGCGGCGCTCATACAGGTCATTGTTTCGTTCGACAAATTCCTTGGCGGTTAGCGTTGCCAGTTCATCTTTCGACACGCCGTTATTGGTTAACGCCCTTGCGCTGACCGCGCTCTTGGCCAGCGTCTCCTCTCTAGCGTTCAACAGCTTGCCCGCGCCCGCAGCCCCCTGGTTATGGGCGAGCCACAGTTCCTCATTCGTCGGGTCACGCCCAAGAGCAGCGGTTAATGCCTTGCGATTGTCTTGAGTAAAGCGGGCGAGGCCTACCGTCTCAGATAAGATATCGCCCTTTGTAACGCCGTATTGCTTCGCCGTAGAATCGAGCCACTGGAAATAGCCGCCCGCCGTAGACAAAACATTCCCATCCGCATCGCGCGGGGAGCCAGTGCTCTTACCTCCGGCGCTCTCTATCTGCATGATCGTCTGGAATAATTCAGGATCAAGGTCATATGTAGCCGATGCCACAAGGAAGGCGTCCGCTACTTCAGCATCCACCTCCAGCATAGGCGAGCCGATCTGCTTAATCGCCCGAGAATATGCGGCATCCCCCCGGCCAATTCTGATCTTGTTCTCATGGTTTTGCCTGCCCGCTGGCGTCAGCGTATCAGACGCGGAAACCATAGCGTCAGCGGCGTCATAGTCTCCGTCCGATATAGCGCGCCTGATTGCGGCGTCATCAGCCACCGCCTGCTTCCTCTCAGCCAGCGCCAAGACGGCAGCCGTCCCCTTGGCCGTCAGCTTAATCTGCCCATCCCGCATCATGTCGATCACGTCGGAGGGCGCAGCGCCATTCTCTAGCAGGCTAACGGCCCGCGCTTGGCTTAGTGCCTCCTCACCGGCCTGCATGGCCTCGGCAGCCGCCACATCGCCGGTCACACCTTTAGTCGCGGCGATCATCCGAGCGTGGTTAGCCAGCGCGTCCTCATATTTGGCCGGGTCCAGCAGGACCATTGAAGAGTTCGTGTTTAGACTGTCGGAGATGTCGTCTTTCGCAGTCGCCCCGAAGCGAGCGTTCTCAAATGTCAGCGCGCTCCTATGGATGGACATACCCATAGAGAGCAGACGTTCTTGGACCAGTTGGCGCACATCCTCTGGCGCGTTCGCTGACACCCTCTCTGCATATTTTCTGTAATCGTCAGCCATCGTGCGAGCGTAATTCGTCGGCTCGCGAGGGGCTTCCTTCTGTCGCTTGATCGACTCTTCAGCCCAGTAAGCGTCAGCATCAGATATAGCCCGCGATGCCCAAGCGCGCTCAATCTTCTGCGTCTTATCTTTCTGAATGCCTTCAAGGTAATTCCCAATCGCGCCGACCTGCGCGCCTAGCTGTTGCACACCAACACCGGCAGAAGCGTCAGCCGTGGAAACAACGCCAGACCCGCCCCGAGGAAGGCGGCGGCGGATGTCGTTAGCGGCTGAAGGTATCCTGGCCATGTTTCTATCCTTATCGCCCGCGCGCTGGGCTCGGTATTAGTAGAGTGACGCGGGCGCGTAACTCCCGCCCATGTTCCCCATGCCGCCCCGGTTTGGTATGCCGCCGCTAGAGGCATCAAGCGCCGCCGCAGTGTTAGCCTTTTGGTATGTGTCATACTTGCCCGCGAAGCTTGTCGCCCCACTCAGGAGAGCGCCGCCCGCCTTGAGGAACGATGCCTTCTTGGCTGATTTGCCCTTTGCTCTGGCAACCGCGCCCTGGAACTCCTGCTGCTGCGCGCCGAACTCTGCATCCGCCAACGCGACCCTGGCATTGTAATCAGCATCGCCGCCCAGATCCGCCATCACCTGTCCAAAGCCCTGATCGAGGAGCATTGAAGACTTGCCGCCGACAGCCAGGGCGCGGCTTTGCGCCAACTCCCCTTGGCGGATCTCTTCTATTTGATCCCTTTGGCCTTTGGCGCGGGCTTCATCGGCAATCTTCTGCCGCTGCTGTTGCTCGCTCTTACCCGCAGCTGCAGCGGCATTCCCTTGCTGGATCGAACCAACAACACTCAGTGCTGTGCTGGCGATGGTGCCGATCATTGGCAGAAGCGCTAGTGTAGCTGGACCCATGTCCAAACCTCCTGATGTTCGTTTTCGGCCAGTAAAACAAAGCCAGATTTAGCGAGAAACTTATCTGACCCAGGGATGCCTGTCTCCCTGACGGCGAGAACCGGCACGGACAGCCTGTCGAGAACGTGCCGCGCCATCTTACGGGCAACCGCTAACTCTCTGAGATAATCTTTCGTCTCGACATCATCAGCCACATCCATGAAGGCGATATGGCGACCTCCACGATATTCCACGCCACCGACACCGATGATCTCGCCATCAGCCTCAACCGCGATGGCCCGAATATTCGATCTGGGCCGGACACCATAGAACCGGCGCAGATCCTCGGGCTTGGCGTATCTGACTTCACTATGAGGCATTGAAATCTACCACGGCGGCTAACGCCGTCACCGGCCTTGGAGCATTGGCCACCAAGCAGAGCCGCTTGTCCGTCGTCCAACCCCCATCATTAGGGATGCCCCGGTAATCGTAATCTGTGTGGATGGCATCGGCATCAATTGTCTCATAGCCCTCTGAGGGCGGGAGCCCTTCAAGATGCTCGAAATCGTCACCAAACTCTATGCCCTGCGCGTGAACGTCCGCTAACACAAGACCAACGTGTGAAATCCGTGCCGTCCGCGTTAAGGGCGTATGACCTTTTGGAGCGCCATATGCCAGCTTTGTTGATTTGAACCGCGCCTGATACCCGAGGCCGAAACATACATTCGTCGCGGCAGCGCCTGAGACAGCCACCGAGCCCGAGGAGACCACAGCGTCATCGCGCTGCGTCCCGTCAGCCCAAACTACGACAGTCTCACCCTCCAGGTGGGAGCCGCCCGTCACGGTATTCGTCGCCACGCCAGAGTAGACAACGTGACTATCAGCCAGACGACTATCCGCCTCCCCCTGACAATCCTGTTCTAGCGCCCACTTCTCCACGATCCGAACGGTCGCGCCGTTTATGACCCGCCGCACAAGATAAAAGACCTCGTCCTCATACGAGCCTGGGCCGACAATGACATCCTCTACGATGCCGTCCGTCTCAAACAAGACCCAGCACCTCACATCCTCTGCAGGATCTGTGACGAGAATAGCGACCTTGCCATCCGCGCGAACGCAGTGGACCCGAGTGTCGGGCTGGTTTTGAACCGTGATCCTGGTGAATCCGCCAACGCCGCCAATATCGGGAGACAGCGCCGTCATCCGCTCCGCCAAGCGTCCTGTTGCCGTGTTCGCTGGCTGGCTTTGGTAGATGTCCTGCCCGTTGATCGAGATATAATAGACGCTCTCGTCATCAATGGCAGGCGCGGCTTGCAGCGCTCCCGTCGTTTCAAAGCGGCGCAGACGGCTGTTTGTTGGCGTGACTGGTTCATCCAGACTGTTGGTCTTCAGGATATAAATGCCGCCGAATGTCCCAAGGTGGAGGAGATCGCCCGAACTAAGCCACGCCACGCTCTCCCCAGAGATATGCGGGATCGTTTTCGATATTGTCCCGCCGTCCCCTTCAAAGTCCAGGTCAAAACTGTCAAAGGCATCCACAACAGAGCCCCATAGCTTACCGAGGCCGGCAAAGTAGAGCCGCCCTTCGTGCATGGCCGTGGCCCCTGGCCACCCACGGAAGTCGGACCACTCGCCCTCTGTCCATAGGCCTGTAGCAGCCGTCCCACCCAGCGGGGATAGGATCACCCCCGTCGCGGATGTAGCGCTGGCCACATCGCCAATGCGGACATACCCGCTTATCGAGCCGCGAGAATAGGTGATCGTCGCCGTGACAGCGTCAGTATAGTCGCCGGTCTTCACACCGACGCGATAGAAGATGATCTGATTGTCCAGTCCGTCATCCACCTGGACAGTGGCCCCGGAGGCGATTGTCTGCACATCCGCATAGAGCGAGGCCTCATCCACCCCCACGGCGCGCTGTAGCGTGACTGTCGATGCCGTGCTTGATGCGACGACCGTGAACTTCCGGTCATCTGCAACGCCAGTGACACGAATGCCGGGTGAGGTGAACTGGTTTTCAGCGCCGACAGTGACCGATGATTCCTGCCCGCTCGACGTCAGCCGCCATATGCCGCCCGCCTGCGTCGAGGTGAAAAGATCCTCCGATGCTGTCAACGTCACGTCGCCATTAAGCACATCCGGCGTAATCGTGATGCCTGACGTGTTTTCGTCACGCAGCGGCCCGTCAATCGTCTCATAGTAGGCCAGAGACCACATGCGGGGCGTCCTGCGCTCAATCCGCCTGGGCTGATAGCCGACGCACGATACAAACAAAACGTCCTGGCTTTGCGTCAGGCGGATGTTTTCAAGGTCAGCGTCGAGATATGGCGACGTTAGCGCCACAACCCCCGACGCCTCGACCTCGCATGATGTGACGGTGACAGTGTAATTCAGTCGGCTGGAAAAGCGGACATAGACCGTTGAAGCCCCCGAGGGAGGCGTGAACGCAAGACTGTGTTCACCGCGCTTCAGGCTGGTTGATAGCAGGTCGCTGGCGCCCGATGTCGTGCCGACCTCGATGACGACAGGGCCAGCGGTGACGGAGACGCGCAAGCCATGCTCGACGCCGCCATCAGCGGCAGAAACGCTGACTGATTGTGTGCGGATAGCGCGGGTGCTGCCTGTCCCCAACAACGTCAGAGACCCGGCTATAACCGCAAAGGATGAACTCGCCCCCGTCTCATCCTCATCTGTCCAGCCTGTAGCAGACGCCATGTCGCCGTTTGTGATTGCCGTATCCACCGAGGCCCGGACAAGCGGCGTGTTGCCCACCCAGATACCCAGGGCCGCACTTGTAAACTCCAGGGCGTGAGTGTCATCAACATCGTTAATGAATGAATAGAATAGCGCCCGCGCATCTGAGGCCGTGTTGCCCAGGCGAGCGGTTCCCGGCCTAAGCATCATAGACCCGAGGGTGCGGGGCATCCAGTTTGTCTGCTCTTCTGCCGAGAACTGCATGCGCGACAGATCAATGCGGCCAAGGGCAAGCCTGGACACAAGGCCTCGATTAAACGCCAGGAGCGATGGGGCGACCCTCAAGGCTATAACACCCGACCGGCGCGGTAATCCTGTCTCACGACACCAGTCCGGCGCGTCCCTACCCAAGAGCCCCCAGGCGGGAATTTAGTCGGATCGCGGCTCGCATCCCGAGACTTAGCCACCTTCAATGCCGTAATCTCACGATTGTAGAGGTTAGCGATTTGGCTGTTCGGCAGATCCAGAGCATGCGCCAAGCCGCAAGCCATCTTCAATCCCGCGTATTCGTGCAGTGACTGCGGCCACTTGACCAAGTCGCCCCCATATGCCGCGTCATTACTGACATATTGGATGTAAATCTCGTCATGCTCTGAATAGAAGTAATCCCCTTCATCAAGGTACTCCCTCAGAGGCGTGTTGAAATATTCGTCAGCAGACATGGCCACCGTCCGCACCCAGTCACTCGGGCGATCAAACGCCCGCGCATAGCCGAAAGCAGGCTCTACAGACGGGGTGTATTCGATCTTAAGCGCACGGATGGCCATGTTCCACTGACCGGCCTCCAGTACCGCATCCACAAAGCCCTCGTCCCAGATGTCATCCAGGATCAGGCGAACCTTGCCGCTGTCCGTCAAGCTGACAACGCGCCGCTCTTTACAGTGACGTGCGGCGGCTCGGTAGAGTGTGATGCGGCTGGACATTACGCGGCCTCTCGTTTCTCAGGCAAAACATTCAGGTCACGCTGCTCACACCAGACCACACAATCGGCTTTCTTCTCTTCCGAATGAATGACCTGATTGTCGGCTGACCGGATGACGCGATATTTCTTTTCGCCTACGTTCCACTGGATCGTGACGTCCCCGATGTCGGAGAGGCCTTTCCATGCCACGTCGAGGCTCAGAGGGAATCCGGGGAGAGGGAGCAATTGAACGCCCATATCAGAGACGTTGAGGACGATGGCATCGCACATCCAAAGGCGGTCGAGAGACGTGAAGCGGATCTGGTTGCCAGCCTTCAGCTTGCTTTGGACATGGGTGAGATACATGGGATGCATCACCTGTTCCCAGGTCACGCCGACCGGAACATCAATGTGAATGCTGAGAACTTTGCTCTCAAAGAGCGCCCATGCATAAGGCGGGAGAGGTCGGGCCGCTTCCACCTTGTCGTTTGTCTGCTTAGTCATAATCTGGTCCCTTTTTATGGTGATGCCCTGTTGGCCTTACCAGTATAGCTAGAGATTAGGCGTCAGGCGAGACCGAGGGACATCCGCCCCGCCTGACCGGCCTAGTCTTTAGACCGTCACCGTGCCTGCGGCGACCGTAGCGGCCCCGCCTGCTGTGACCGCGCTCACGAACATATAGGTCATGACCCCAGCAGTATCGAAGACGTGAACCACGTCCCCGACATTCATGCCGAGAGCATCACCGTTCGTGAAATATCCAGCCGCATCAACATCACTGTCCACATCAGCGGACGAATAATGCCAGATGGCTGGGCCCCCAGCCAGTCCTTGGACCAGCTGGGTAGGCGGGTTAGTCGTAGCGTATGCCATGATAATGGCTCCTTGTTAGTTCAGGCAGGCCGCTGTTAAGCGGACATGGCTGCGTCGTTGTGAAGGACTTTGACGATGCCGGTGTTCTGGATCAGTTTAGAACCCATGAACGTGGAAACCCGCGCCCAGTTGTACTGATCTTCACCGTTATAGCCGCTGTCCACATCCATGCCTGCGGTATCAACCGCGCAGCCCATAGAGTTCTTGTGCCACAGATAACACGTCGAAGACGACGTACCCGCGCCAGCAAGATTAGGATGCTCGATGAACGTGATGCCGAACCACTTGAACACCTTGGGAGACCCGGCGAACGGCTTCGCGTCCACATAGTCACCGCTGGAGAACTCAGGTGCTTGGATGATGTAGGCCATGAACGCTGGCGTCACGACCATGCTCATCATTCCGTCGTTCGTCGGAACAGCGTTATTGCCCAAGATCGTCCGGGCGCGCATGACCAGATTGACGCTGGCCGTGGTCGCAGTGGTCGTGGTTTGGGTCGCCGCCGACATCGCGTCGAGGACGATCTGATCCACCTTCCGGTTGACGACCTGCATCGTCGTGGCCTGCATGATCTTGCGACCATCGCCTTGGCTGCCGAACAGATCAAAACCCGAGCGAGTGGCCTTGTCGTGCCATTCTTCGAGCGTTGCCGTAGGCTGCGCGAGGTTATCGTTGCGAGAGGGGATGCGGCCATTTACGCCACAGGTCTAGGCTTCTGCGTTTCCGCTGTCTGCCACCAGAAAGACTGCTTGATTGCCCTTGATCTGGGCTTCGTTGACACAGGCGTCCATAAGGAGGCTCTGGCCTTGCTCGAAACCGGCGATGAACTCATCCCGGTATTGGATTTGTGCTGCTGTCACCATTTTGGTGCGCTCCCACTGAGGTTAAAGAAATCAGTGGCCGAGTGCCTTCGGGATAACTGGGGACAGGGAGACTAGGGGTGACCGCAGCAAAGCAGCGCCTGTCGTCCATACCACCCAGCGCCATAGCGTTTGGCCGGGTAGGCAGGCTAGACACGCGCCGCTATGCGGGGTGACGTTCTAGCCTTGTTAACGCGCCTCCAATTTGGACTTAGCGTCGATCAGGGAGCGATAACGCTCCTGCTTGGCGCTGTCTTTGAAGTACGCATCCCGATCTGTTTGCATGAATTTTCTCAGTTCCGCAAGTTCTTCGTCAACAGATTGCGCTGGATTGCTGTCCGCGTTCGGGATCAAGCGGGCGATAGGATTGGCCTTGAGGGCTGCGTCAGCTAACAGATCGAGGACGGCAACGTTGTTGCCCAGCATAGACCCGTCGCCAAGCCGAGCATTCATCAGGTTCATATAAGTCGCTTCATCCGCGCTTCCCAGCAGCGCCTTGATGCTGTTGTTCACCGCCAGATAATCGGCACCATACTTTTCACGGAGCGCGACCGTTGTCTCTTCAGCCGCCGTGCGATCAGCCTCGGCCTGCTGGGCAGCCGCATTGTCTTGCTCGGCATAATACCAGTCCAGAGCCCCGTTGACCTGCGCTGGCGTCATATCAGTACCGTGAGCGGCCTCCAGGAATGCCTGGACGCGCGGCTGGTCGTCTTCGCCAATGGATAGCCCGCCAGACAGAGCGACCTCGTATCCCGTGGGCTCGGCAGGTACGCCCATCGCCTCACGATAAGCAGCGCGCTCTTCATCTGTCGCCCCTTCCTTCGGGACCGGGCGCACTTCCCCGCTGTTGATCTTCCTGTCTGCCTCTTGCCATGCCTTGGCCAGTGCTGCCGGGTCTTTGTATCGACCGAGCCTGGACAGCAGTTTCTGATCGCCGCCAGCCATCTCTTCACGCCAATTTCTGTCTTGCGCGGCAGGCGGATCTGAAGGTGGGGGTGGAGCGGGTGGAGCGGCCCCGTCTAAAGCTGACGGCGGGCTCGCGGGGTCTGCGCCACTGCCTGCAGCCCCAGGCGGAGTATCACTTGCCCCAGGAGAACCAGCTTCGGGCTTGATCTCTCCATCGTTTGGTAAAGTGTCGTTCATGTAATTGTCCCTCTTCGTCGTGAAGTTGTGAGTGTACGCTCAGTCGTTTGATGATCTGCGATCCGACAAAGCGCTTACCTTCCGCAAATGCCGTCTCATATTGGTTTTCCGGCCTGAACGAAATGTCGTCATAGCGGCAGAAAGCCTTGATGATCATATCCATCACCAGCCGCTGCTGCCCCGCGTTAGCCTCCCCGTCATATACAGCCTGGAACGCAATGTGTTCGGTTTTCGATAGTGAAACCGGCATCCACGGCTTAGATGGATCAGGCTGCATCTGGCTGCCCTTCCACGCCCATCATAGCCTCCGGCCCCATAGCCGCAGCGCCATCACCCATAGCCGACATACCCGCCCCTGCAGCCTGGGCTGTCTCCGCCATCTCTCGCATCATGGCCATCTGCTGCGCCGCTTTCGCCTGTTGCTCTAAGACCGCCCGCTGTTCCATTGCGTCGTCTTCACTCCGCAGCCAGTCAGCCGGGACAGAAAGGCCGCGAACGGCAGCACGGAACATGATATTCGTATCAAGCTCGGCCACTGCCATCGGGTCCAGTTGCATCTGGCGACTCAGCAGGCCGGTGACGGCATCATACTGGACCGCGACCTCCTGAGACGCCGCCGCCGTGAACGGGTTTTCAAACGAGAAATCAATGTCAGTATCCGTCATCTCTTCAGGCAGGGTTTCTGGCGCTGGCATAGCCTCCGCCGCAGTCAGCACATTGAACGTTTCGTCGCAAAGTTTGGCGTTGTAATCCGCCTGGATTGGCTCGAACAGAGGCGTTGCGGACCTCACATATTCCTGGATGCGCTGGCCAACCTCATAAGCCGTCATGTCACCATGCCCCGCGTCCGGCAGCGTCAGCTTGTTCAGCATAAACGCAGCGGCCACTTGAGCGCGGACGTCTTCCATGATCTGCCAGCCAAACGGGAACCCCCGCGCGGATTGGACCAGCGGGCGGATAGCCGCGCCCAGGCTTTCATCATATTCAGCATCGAGCCACGTCAGCCCGCCGCTAGTAAGGTCAATGTCGCCGCGAACGACGTCCTGTTGCGCGGCCATTGGAGGATCAGCGGCTTTCTCACCAGCTTCCATTAGCGAGCGCATGATTGCCTGGAGGCTGCGGACGTCTGGCAGGGATGCCACCGTAGGCGGGCTATATCCATACTGACTGTCGGATACCGTTTGCCATCGGGGGACGACATATCCGAAATAGTCGCGCATCTCCGCCGCCATAAGATGTTCATTCTCGGCGTCGATATAGAGGCTAGCAAACTTGCCTTCGTGCTTGTAGCCCCAGACCTGCTCTGCCGGGACGACCACCCAAAGGCATTTAATCTTTTGATGCATCTCGCGGTCGCTTAGGCTCTGCACATTAGGCGCCAAAGACAGCCGCCGCTCGCCCTTCAACTGCGCGCACGTCCGCTCAATCTTGATATATATCTCGTCAACCTCGCCATCGCCCCCTTCGGCCCAGGCGCAGTCCCGCAGATGGTGATTCCGATACAGCAGGGTTGACCGTTTTCTGTTGATCTCGATGCCGATGACCGCATTGCCGAACGCAACATAGTCATTGTCCGCCTGCTTGGTCGCCCGTGAGAACCGGCTGAGAGGGTCATACATCGCGTTTTGCATAATCGTCCGAATGCGTTCCAGCTGCAGGACAATCTTTTGATCCAGATCCTCACTGTCGATCCCGCGCATTTTGGGGCGGAACCAGACACGCCCAGGAGGCCGCAGCATGCCGCTGACAGCGTTGGCCAACTCTGACCGCGCCTGAATGCCCGCGCCGCTGGTTAAATGCCCGGAGAAGTCGGACGGATCGAGCGTCCCGGTTCCTTTGAAATGGGCGCGTTCGACATAGCAATGTTCTGCCACGTCCTGCCAATACGAGACCAGCGATGACCGCCCCCCAAACAATTTGTTTGAGCGGCCCACTATCTGCGTAAGCTGCTGCTTTGAGACGGTCATTTCATCCATGTCAGGCTCCTAGCGACGTTTTGCTATATCCGCCACCGCCGCCCAGCGCCGTTGCCGATGTTGACCCCAGGCTTCCACCACGGTCACTCGACCGGGTTGATTGCGCGCCGGAGCGCTGGCTGGCAGCCGCCCTGGTTCGCCGTCGCGCCTTCGCAGCTGCGTCGTCATCCGGATCCGGCATCTCTGGCGGATCGGGGATTGGGGGCGTTTTTGGAGCGCCGAATAGTCCACCCATCGTTAATTCCTCTTCTGGTGAGCCCTATGTCTTATCACTTTTGGCGTAGCGTTGCCCCTATTTTGACGCCAGCCCTTCTCATTGGTAGCCCATCTAGCGCCAGCAGACCATGACATGATAACTGCATCACCGTCGTCCGTTGACCGCTTGATCCGTTTTTTAATGTCTACTTTGCTTTCGACCTGTATTCCCCTTGACGTCACAGTGTAGCGCGGGGCGGTCAAATCGGCCCTCAACATGGGATCATCTGGCAGGGCTATGTTACTGCCCCCAGGCTGATCCGGGTCTAAAGCCTCTCGGAACCTCCATATGGCGGAGGATCTGCGGTTGGCAAATTTCAGCTTGCCGTCTTTCGTCCGGCCCGTGTCGGCATTCGCACCATTGAAGCTCACGCTGTCGATGTTGTTCTGTTCCAGGTGGACAATGGTCCCGCCGCCGTATCCCCCGCCGACGTCGATGACGACCGTGGCGTTGTCGCGGCGGTTAGCGATGATCATGCCCGCCACCTCTTTGCCTGTTGGTGTCTCGGACCCTGGGCGCTTAATCAGCGGGGCGAACCAGCCGTCATGCCGCGCCGCGATGACCGTGTTGTCTTGCCCGCCCTGGGCCACATCGACCCCAAGGGCGCACATCGGAGCGTAGTCAGGCGGCTGACGGGTCCACCGCTTCTGCGCCTCAGTGATCCATTCTGTTGGGATGACCTGCCATTCATCATCCACCCTGGCCGCCATAAAATTGCCATCCCGCATTGCTGATCGCAGCGGTTCTGGCATCGCGTCGAGCGTGGCAGCGTATCCCGTTCGAACATAATATGGATTGTCAGACAGTGTTGATCGAATGAACGTCCTGGACTTCGGCTGCAGGATCTTGCCGTCTCGTTCGACGGGCGACGGCCCCGGCATTTCTACGTCGTCGCCATTCTCGTCTGATATAAACCATCGCAGTTCGCCGCTCTCGGCAGGGTCAGGGTGCGTGATGTCTAGCCAGGGCCGGAACCATTTGATCAGCCAGTCACCCGTGCTGTCTAGCGGCGGGTTTGAGGCGAGGACCGTCCTGTATCTCTGGTTCGGGTCTTCTGTCCGCACCCAGCCCATTAGGTTTTGAACCTGGATCTCGGCCCAGTGCGCGGCCTCATCGAACCCCAGCAGGTCGCGTGGGCGTCCCTGATAATCCTCCTCATCACCGATGTACTGGGCCGCGCCGAACTCGATGACCCGGCGATCCTCTGTGATGGCGCGGGGCTGGCCACCCTCTCTAACGCGGTCGGAACCGACGAGCGCCTTAATGCGGTCGATCATTCCCTGCAGCGCTTTGTGTCGTCGCCGCATCAGGAGAGATTGCTTGTGAGCCGTGGTGGCGAGTCCGCAAAGAAGATCCGATTTACCGCCGCCTGCGCTGCCCCCGAACAGCAGAAGATCCGCCCTGCTGTAAAAAGCTTCGCGTTGCGGCCCCGGCGTCGGAACCCATATCGGAGATGTGAGAGATGTGACCGCCTCTGCGATCTCGGCCTGTTGCGCGGCAGGCAGCGCCGTATAATCGGCTAAGAGTTGATCAAGAAGATTGGTCTCGCTCATTCGCGATCACCCGTTTTGCATAGCTGGCGAACCGGGCCATGATGCCGAACCGGATATTCCCCTGCAGCGTTGTTGTCTGGTACAGGTCACGCCTCGGGACATCCCGCTCAGGGTTTTCCTCTAACCAGCGATGCGCTTGCTGGACCACGCCTGGGCTCGACGGCATGTTTATTTGGCCTTAGCGGCCTTGGCGGCCTTGGCAGGCTTGGCAGGCTGGGCAGGCTGGGCAGGCTTATTAGCGGCTTCACGCAGCTTATGTTCTGCAGCGGACCTAGCCTTCAGCTTCTCGGCCCGCCTCTCTTGTTCGGCAATAACGGCGGCAGCGACGGATACAGGGAGAGTAACGTCGCTGCCGCCAGCCCAAAGAAGACCGATCATCTTATCCATAGATCGTTCGGCATCAGCAACAGAGGCTGACCAAGCCAACGCCGCTTCATTGATGTCAAACTGGTATTTAGCCACGGAGATAGCTTGACCCATATGGATATTCCTCTCGGCCTTCCTGGTTCTTTAAGCGGCGTTCTGGATCACGTCAGAGATGACCATGCGGCCCCCTGGCAATCGAACGCCTAGATACACGGCTTCTGTGCCGGTATCTGTCCATGTCAGATCGATGTCGCCATCGGCTTCTGAATTGATGGTGAAGATTTTCTTGGCAACGACAGTGTCGAAAATTGCGCCGTCCGTCGAGATGGCGATGCCGGTTGACCCGCCAGTGGCGAGGGCGAGACCGCCTGCGTCGGCAAAGACGAAGACCGTCACAATATCAGACGCGGCTCGGGCAACGCCGTTGGCGTCTTCAAGCTGGATCGTGATGATGCGGACGTTAGCGGACTCGTCACCGATAGAAATGGTAGCGTTCGCGCAGGGAGGCGTCAGGTCGATCCCCTCGCTGGCGCTGGTCTGGGTTTCGAGATTGCCGAGGCTGCCTAGGCCCAGACGGTTGCCGTGGAGGGAAACTACTGCGCTCATCACTAATCCTCGCTATTCGTTGGTTTCTGGTCACGCTGCTGCAGAAATAATTCCGCGATCCGCTTAACGACGTCCAGTGGATCAGACGATACTAGCGGTTTTCCATCCTTCCCCGCAAGTTCGATCTTTGTGACATCGAGGCCCATAAGCTTGGCCAACTGGTCTAGCCCCGCCTGCGCCGCCCGAACGGACTGCACTCCATCCATCGAATCGACCTTCCGGTATTGCTTCAGTGCCTCGCCGACTAACCACTCGTAATCGAGTTCTGTCTTTACTGCGACTGTCGCCTTGATCTCGGAGATGCGGCGAATGACCAGCGGGTCTTTTTCAAACGTCTGCGGGCTCGTTTTAGGAGCGTCCAGTCCGTTATCGTCCCAGGCCTTGTCGAACGATGCGCCTTGTGTCCAGCCAGTCGCTCGATGGAATGCATAGCGCTCGCGGATGCCGTCGAGGGCGGTCGCCACCGAGTTCTCTACGATCACCTTAACTGTCGGCTGCGGCATAGGTTGGCCCCTCTATAGTTTCGCCTGTGTCCTTACCATCAACTGACCCCAGGGAGAAAGAGGGCGAGCGGGTCGGCTTAACTGGCTGCGCCAGCAGGTACACTTGCAGCCGGGCGTCGGCTGTTGAAAGGCCCGCTCTAGTTTCGTGGCCCCGGCGTTACCGGAGCAATTTCTTTGTCGTCCTTTGTGTTGATGGGAACGAACACGCTGTCCCGCGCCGCCATAGCATCACGATGAATCTCCAGATCAATCTCTGCCCTAAGAATGCGGTGGCGGATGTGGAGCGAAGGGACGTTAATACCGACTAGATAATCTCCATTATCACGGCACTCCTGGGCGACCAACTGAGATGCCCGCGTGCCATGCTTAAGGATTTCCTTGATGATGTGGTCAGCACAGTCGTCAAGCGCCACGCCAGTCATTCGGTTCTGCACGATCCTGTTAATTTCGCTCAACTCGCCTTCAGCGTGGCTTACCCGACGGGCCAGGGCCATGTTATCCTTGATAAGGTCGTGCCGATGATTGAGCTTATTCTCAAGCGCCAGCCTCAGTGATCTGATGTCAGTCATCCGCCGTCTCCCCGTCATAGATCAGCCTCTCGGCCTCGGCATCGGCCCAGGTCGCTAGGTCATACTCGCGCAGCATCTGTTTCTTAATTTCGGACAGACGTCGCGTCCTGCTTGCCGGGATATCAGGGTCGAAACTCCGCACCGCGCGATGGTCAAAGTCGATTTCCGTGACCTTCCCCATGCCGCTGTTATATGCATGAGCGACCAGTATGAATTTCCCGTGATGCATCGCCTTGATATAGGCCTGATAGCAGAGCGACTGTTCGCTCAGGACTGCCGAGAATGAAAGCAGGGTCATCTCTAGCGGGATGGCCTCGTCGGCTGTGTCTGCCGGAACGTCCTGGGCGTCAAACACTGGACACTCCCGTTCCGTCGCAGGCCTCGCAGGTGCGATAGCCGGTTATTCCGAGGATCTCCTTCTTACCGTTGCATGCGGGACAGAGCGCTGGCTTTACAGCTGGCGCGGGACGCGACCCTGCTTCCATGAAGGGGTTGTTGGCGCTTGGCCGGGATGCCCACCCCATGACGTGCCTCTGCCGCTCCTCAAGCGCTGCATTGGCGGCCACGGCGGCTTGTTCTGCG